CCACACGGTACAGAATAGGCAGGTCAGCAAACACCACAAACATGAAAGGCAACCAAATGAACCCCCAACCCCCAGCGGACTACGGCTTTATCACCGTGACCCAAGCCGCCGAAACCCTCAAAATAAGTCGGGCACACGCCTACAAAATGTGCCGTGAAGGCGTGATTCCATGCCTACGACTTGGGCGAACCTTTCGCATACCGTCACACCAATTCGACCAATGGTTGAACGGTGTCGGCAAATGACTGTCAAACCTTCAGCACTAGCAATGCGCGATTACTTCGCGAGCGTGTACCGACCAGCAATAGAAGCCGATATTGACGCGTACCTTGCGGTTTCAAGTATTGAAAACGGAACTTGGTACACACGCACGTTTGATATTCACCGAATCATTGACGCTGCACAATGGTTAGCCGAAGTGAACGAAACGAAAGACGTTTACTACCGGGTCGGTTTACTAGGTGAACCATTGCAAAGCCATTGGCAACGAGGCAAAGCCGATCAAACACGATTCATAACCCATTTCGTTTGCGACGTTGACTACGGCATAAACGGTCATTCGTCAACCCAGCTCGTTTCAACCATTGACGAAGCCGTAGCAATTATTGAACAAACACTTACACCAACTTCAATAACTTCAAGCGGTGGTGGCGTGTACGGGATATATGAACTATCCGAAATGCTTGACGTATCACCAACCAACTATCGAACGCATGACGCTTACCGAATGGGGTTACGACTAGACGACGCATTGAACCAACATGGTGTTGCAGATCGTGTCAACAACTTTGCAAATGTCATACGACCAGTAGGCAGTATCAGTCACAAGCGGCCTGGTGAACCACGACCAGTCGTAACGCTCAAGTCACCTTCACGCATTCGATACACAATGCAAACACTTGACCTAATGCTTCCAAAACTTTCACCGAACCAACTGAAAAAAACAACGACGACTTCGTATGTCACTACGCCAATAGGCGAGATATTCAACAACCGTGTTGAATGGCACGAAATACTTGAAGCCGACGAACATAACCAATGGCGTGACAACGGTGACGGCACATGGTGGCGCGGTGGCAACGGTGGCAAACAAAGCATTGAACAAATAGGTGATCGCATGAAAGTTCGTTCGTCAACTCTTGCTTCGCAATGGGGTATTGCAGGCGGCACACATTTAGACAAGTTCGGTTTGGCTTGCCTAATTCTTGGACACCACCCAAGCCAATGGCGCAGGTACACCCAATGAACCGTGAAACGCTCGAAAACACGCTCAATGGAATTGGTGCAGGACTAGCCAAAGTTGAACACGACGCACAAAACGCATACGAGTTCGTATCTGAACACGCCACAAACATTCGATACGTACCCGAACTAGGTGAATGGTTGACCTACGACGACAAACGCTGGGTCATAGACACCAAAGGCGTAGGTGTACTGAACATGGTGACCCAGCGACACCGCGTTGAATCTATTGCCGAATGGAAACAGGCAATACAACAACAGGACACAAAGAAAAAAACTCAACAGATTCAACGCGCAAAACGTCTAGGCAACATTGGCAGTATTCAAGCCGTAGTCACACTCGCACGAGCTGACCAACGCATAGTTGCACGCCATGACCAACTAGACGCAAACGCATGGTTGCTGAACGTCGAGAATGGAATTGTCAACTTGCGAAACGGTCAACTACAACAACACGACCCAACCCAACTAATGACAAAAATTGCCAAAGTCGAATACGACGAAAATGCTGAATGCCCACAATGGCAACAATTTCTTGACCGAATCATTCCCGACACCGAAGTTCAAGACTTCCTACAACGCTTCATTGGTTCATGTCTCACAGGCGAGATACGCGACCAATACTTAGTTCTATTCATTGGTGGCGGTGCAAACGGTAAGTCAGTATTCGTAGAAGTCATACGCGAAATGTTGAACGACTACGCCGCAATTATCGAACCCGGCGACCTGGTGGTTACACGAAACGAACCACACCCGACAAGCCGACTCAAACTCATGGGCGCACGCTTCGCAACGTGCAACGAAGTAGAAGGCAACGCTCGACTATCTGACGTGAAAGTGAAACGACTAACTGGCGGTGACACACTCACAGGTCGCGGAATGGGCAAAGACTTCATTGAGTTCAAGCCAACCTTCAAGCCGATCTTGATCGCGAACCACAAACCACCAATGCAAGAACAAGACGAAGGCATACGACGTCGCCTAGTAGTCGTGCCATTCAACGTCACCATTCCAAGCCATGAACGCAACCCCGACTTGAAACAAGAACTACTTCAAGAACTACCCGGCGTACTCGCATGGGCGGTACGCGGTTGCCTTGCATGGAATCAAGACGGCCGCCTAATTCAACCCAACGACGTAGAGAACGCAACACTCAACTACCTGTCAGACAACGACACCGTTCAAGCCTTCCTAGACGAATGTTGCCAACTTGACCCCAAAGCGAAAGAAACCAAAGGCGACTTTCACAAGGCGTATTCGTTGTGGTGCGAACGATCGGGCGTTACTGCCAAGCATACGAACGCAGTGAGTCGCCAACTCAAAACAAAGTTCGGTGAAGTTGGTGGCAAGGCAAGGTCTTGGCTTGGCGTGAAGGTGCTGACCGAACACCGTGAACACGCACAATACGAAATGAATGGCGACTTATGGTGACGCATTAGACGCTAATCCTGATCAATTCATATACAAAACAAAATTATTTATACACACCTAACGAGTAACAGCGTCAATAGCGCACCAAAACCAACCGAAAGGACACACCATGTCACGCCTTACACCCAATGAACTTGAAACCGTTTCGTTATATTTGCTCGCGGCTGCGAATGCTTGCGTGAAATACGAAAGCGAATCAAACGCAAGTCGCGAATTGTTCCTACTCAACGATCACTACCGCGAACTTCGTGGTCGTGCATTGAGTGAAGTTGAACGTCTCGAAAGTGACTTCAACAAATGACCCCCACTGGCAACCCCGTACGCCACCTAAATGTGGGAAACATACGAGCGATTTCTACCCATGCCGTACACGCGAAGCCTGCCTACGGGTCGTCAAGTGTGGGGTTGTGCCAATGACGGCAACACCTACAAATGGCGTGAAACGTGGGCAGGGCAAGCGTAAGCCGCTCATGCTGGCGACTACCGCAAGCGTGTCTATGCCTGCACCACCGAAGCACTTGAAGGCGCATGGTCGCGCATGGTGGGAATCTATTTGGCGTGGTGGTGCGCGTTGGCTTGACCCGGCAAGCGATCACCTCATTGTTGAACTTGTTTGCACGACGCTTGACCTCATTGACGAAATTGAAAACGATCTGAACACAAATGGTCGTTATTACGAAACGAAGCAAGGTCAGCAATTACCACGACCAGCGGTTGCAGATTCGCGAGCGTTACGCGCACAGGTTGTTTCATGGTTGGCGTTGCTTGCGTTCTCGCCAAGTCAACGAGCTGAAATGGGTGCAGGTGTCGAAGTGAATGACGTATTGCAACAATGGCGTTCAAGACGCGTGCAACAAGGGAGTGATATTGTTGGTTAGCAACGAAAGTTTTGAGCGGAGCCGCCGAACTTTTGACTGAGAGCGGAGCCGCCCAGTTCGTGCAACAACCCTGCACCATTCAACGCATATTTCTTGTGCGTTCTAACCCCGAAAGAAGTTATGAAAAAATCAGACTATCTCGTTGGTGATTATTCAGCCGACGATCTCACCCGTAGCGGTGCAGTTGAAAAACTCGCTGCACACAAAGAAGAACTAACCCAGCAAGCCGAATCAATTCTCGATCTCGCACGTTCGCAAAAACGTGAATTGAATCTTGTCGAAGCGGCTGAGGTTGACCGAATCATTGACCAGGCTCGTGACGTTCGCGCACGCATTGTCGAAGCAAACGAAGCACGAACCCGCATTTCAACTTTGTCGTCACGCTATGACGACTCGAATGCTTGTTTCTCGCCTGAATGGCGTGCATTGCGTGACGGCCGCCAAGTTCGTATTGACTTGCCGATTCATGAAATGCTTGCGAAGTACAACAACCGAACCAAAGTTCACGAAAAAATTGATATTCGTGGGTTGGCTACAAGCACCGTTTCAAGTGTGCCTACAACCATTTACCCTGAACTTATTCAGCGACTTATCAACCAGTCGGGTGTTCTTGCGTCAAACGTAAAGACCTACGACACGGGTGCTAGTGGTAACCCGGTCAAAGTGCCAATGCAAAGTTCGTACAGCACTGCAACTTTCGTTTCAGAAGGTTCAGCACTAAGCGAATCGTATGGCAACTATTCGTCGGTGACGTTGAACGCGTACAAAACTGGCGCGTTGTTTGCGACGTCGTATGAACTGATTACCGACACTTCGTTTGACATTGTGCCTTACTTTGCCGAAAACCTGAGTAACGCAATTTCCAATTCGGTTGGCTCAAAACTCATTTCGGGTAGTGGTACTGCCGAACCGCAAGGCATTCTTACGGGTGCAACCGTTGGCGTGACTGGTACTGCAACAGCACCGTCTATCGCAAACATTCTGAGCTTGTGGGCAAGCCTGCCAGTGGGTTACCGACCTGGTGCTTCGTGGGTTATGAACCCAGCGACGTACGCGACGCTTGTGGGCTTGAATGACACAACGGGTCGTTCATTGGTGCTGTCTGACCTTTCAAGTTCACAGCCAACAACCCTCATGGGTCAACCTGTGTATCTCGATACGAATATGCCGACGGCAGGAACGGCAAACGCTTCGGTGTTTGTTGGTGACTTGTCTAGGTACATGATCGTTCGTTACGCAGGCGGTGTACGACTAGATCAGTCGGTTGACTACAAGTTCAACACTGACGAATTGACGTGGCGTGTGCAAATGCGCCTTGACTCAAAAGTTGTCAACGCTGACGCGGCGAGAGTTTTCGTCGGCGCGTAAGTAAGAAGTCAACAACCGTTACTTTCATGGCGGTTGTTAGCGAATCGGTGCGTACCTTCCGCACCGTGCGGTTGACCCGGTGGCTAATACCCACCGGGTTCAATTCGTTTTGGGGTAATCATGGTTCATGTATGCTTCGCGCATGGGACTATTCAGCAAGAAAGAAAAAATTGAATCCAAGCCAAAGGGTCTAACTAGGCAATTTGTAGATTTGCCTAACTCTGATTTTTTGGACTCCGATGAATTCATTGACGTAACGGTTCAGGGCAAAGAGACGACATTTCGTATCGTTCGCATAACTTGCATTTTGCCCACTAAGCCACTTGGCAATACTCACGAAGCAATTGCTGTTAGAGGCAAGGGTACGAAAGAATATAAAACCTTGTTGACAATTGAGAATAGAAAAGTTGTCAAGTCATTCGTTGACGGTTTCTACGGCTAGATATGCACGTTGAGTGCAACAAGTATTTCGTCAAGCGAAACTTGTAAGCCTTTACACAATTTCGGTAGGCGATCTATTGAAGGTCGCTGGTCACCGTTGAAGTAACGCCACAAAGCGGCCTTATCTATTCCGCACGCTTCGGCGGCTTCAGAGAGCGACGCTAAGCCTACAACTTCCATTTGCTTATACAACCAGTCAAGACCGTCAATAGCCCTCCTGTATTTCGTCTCATGGTTGTTCAAGTTGACTGACGAGTTCTTGCCATGCGGTGAG